CCAAGCCTATCGAGGGTCGGGGGTTCCCGACTGTGAAGCTCAAATCGTGCGGGTTTTTTTCTAATTGACCGAAAGGTATTAGCGATGAAATTTATTACTACAGTGTTTTTAACGCTTGGGCTGCTCTTTGCTCCGGCTCTGGTATTTGCGGCTGAGGCTGCTGTTATTGATACGGACGCGGCGGCCATGGTGGTCGGCCTCTGGTCTGTTCTTAATCCGGTAGAAAAGGCGCTGGCGGTATTGTTCCTGTTGAGTCCTGTTGCGTCGTTGATCGTGTCGCTAACGCCTACTCCGAGTGATAACCGCATTATCGGTAAGCTGTATAAGGTGATCGATTACCTGGCGCTTAACTTCCTGTTTGCGAAGCAGAAGCCGAACGACCCGTTCAAAATTGACAGTCGCGGCATTAACAAGGCGCTGAAATAGTGCGCGGCTTCTCCACGTTACTAAAGTTGATCAGCGCAGCGCTCGGGTTTTTCCGGGCGTCTGAGGCGCAGAAACGAGAGCAGGAGTATCGGGACGATGTTAAAGAAATTCACGGCGACCCTGTTGGTAGCTGGAATATGCGCTTTCTTCGTGGCCGGGTGCGCGACGATGAAGGGGGCGACGGATCTGATCTGTCAGGACGAGCGGACAACGGAACTGGCGGCGTGCATTCCGCCGATTCCAGCACTTCCGGCCGCGACTGAGGATCAAAAGGGCAATGCTCAGGTGTTGCTCGTAGAAAGAGATATGCGTGACCTCCTGATCTACTTCAGGAGCGTAGAGCATTGTCGTGAAGTAGTCCAGGGTGTCGGGCCCTGACAGCTGGCGAGCGACGTTGTTTATTTAAAGAGATTGAAGCCCCGTTTGTCGGGGCTTTGTTTTATGTGCTGTTTGTGATGGTGGTGATTTATGGCTAAGAGACCAACGTACGACTGGGAGGCGATTGAAAAAGATTATCGCACCGGCCTGTATTCGTTTCGCCAGCTGGAAACCATGCACGGCCCGCGCTCCATGACCATTTCGCAAAAAGCAAAAAGCAAGGGCTGGACGAAAGACCTGAGTAAAAACGTCCAAGACAGAACGCGGGATATTCTGACGACAGGTAGCGAAGATTCGTCAATGCCGCGACCGTCAGATGAAGCAATTATTGAAGCCGCCGCCACCACTGCCGCAAGCGTTGTGTTTCAGCATCGGGCTTGGGCGAAGAAAGGCCGTGACGTTGTAAGCGCCATGCTGGAAAAACTGGGTGATCAGGTTGACGCTGGTCGCATCGAGGTTCAAGACCGTGACGGTGAAATTGTTGGTATTGATCTGCCTCTGGATTACATGGGTAAAGCTGCAAGCAACATGGTCACCGCCATGGAAAAGCTGGTAAAGATCGAACGTCAGGCATACAACCTGGACGCGCCGCAAGATGATGAGAAGCCAGAGGCGAAGCTAACGGAAGCCCAGATTGATGAGCGAATTCGACGCCTCGCATCTGAAGCATCTGAGTCTTGATCGTAAGCGTGAATTGCTCGCGCTACTGGAAGAGAAAGAACGTCGACGCAGGTACAACCGCGTTGGCGAATTATTTCAGGATGAGGGGCCGCTAAGGCGCGCACTCTATCCGAAGCATACTGAATTTTTTACGGCTGGTGCTTATCACTCTGAGCGCCTGTTTATGGCCGGTAACCGCGTTGGTAAGACGGAAGCCGGTGGGTATGAGCTATACTGCCATTTAACCGGACTTTACCCGGAATGGTGGGATGGCAAGCGGTTTAATCGTCAGATCAATGCCCTGGCTGCAGGTGACACGAACCAGACCACTCGAGACATCATTCAGAAGAAGCTGTTCGGTGGTAAGTACGACACGCCGGCATGGGGAACTGGGATTATTCCTAAGCACTTGCTGGGCAAGCCGACTATTAAGCCGGGCGTGTCTGACGCTTACGACACGGTGCCGGTTAAGCACGTTGATGGTGAGTGGTCGGTATTAAAGCTGCGCTCCTACGATCAGGGGCGAAAAATCTTCCAGGGCACGGAAGAGGACATCATCTGGATGGATGAAGAATGTCCGTATGACGTTTACGAAGAGGCGTTGATACGGACGATGACCACGAACGGTATTTTCATCCTGACGTTTACGCCTCTATCTGGATTAACAGAGCTGGTGCTGGCGTTTCTGGATTCCTGTAAGGATCAGGTGCTTACCGATACCGAAAACCCTCGGTATCTGGTTAAGGCTGGCTGGGCTCACGCTCCGCACCTGTCAGAGGATCAGAAAGACAAGCTGATTAAGTCGCTGAAGCTGAAACCCTATCAGCTTAAAGCGCGTATGAATGGTGAGCCGTCATTAGGTTCCGGTGCGATTTATCCGTATGACCCGGACGACATTAAGTGCAAGCCATTTATGATCCCGAAGCACTGGCCGAAAGCCTACGGCATGGACGTGGGTTGGAATAAAACAGCAGTGGTCTGGGGCGCGTGGGACAGAGACAACGACATCGTTTATCTGTACACCGAGCACTACATGGGGCAGGTCACTCCTGCTGAACATTCTGCCGCGGTTAAAGCGCGTGGCGATTGGGTGGTGGGCACTATTGATCCGGCATCGAAAGGTCGCGGACAAAAAGAC